CCAGCTCGGCGAGTACAGCCTCCACCGCGGCGAGTACAGCTTCCACCGCGGCCGGGCAGGCGCAGACATCGGCAACCAATGCGGGCACGTCCGAAAATAACGCCGCTAACAGCGCGAGCGCCGCGGAAGACGCCAAGACCGCCGCAGAAACGGCAGCCGGCAACGCCAACAGCGACGCGGCTGCGGCCGAAAGCGCGAAAACGGCAGCGCAGACCGCGGCAACGACCGCGGAAAATGCGGTAGCGCCGGTGCTTGCCATATTGTCCAGCGGGGCCGGAGCACATAACTCCATCTACCGCGGCAAAAACCTCGGCACGAGCGTGACCGCCGCACAATGGGCAGCTATTGCGGATGGTAGTTTTGCCGACCTGTACATCGGTGACTACTGGACCATCAGCAACGTGACATACCGTATTGCGGCGTTTGATTACTACCTTAACAGTGGTGATACAGAATGTACTACCCATCATGCGGTTATCGTGCCGGACACTTGCCTGTACAACGCACAAATGCAAAACACCAGTTCGGGAGGATACGAAGATGGTGCGGCAAATACTACGGATGGCGGTTATATTGGCTCGGATATGTATAAAACAAACCTTGCAAACGCAAAGGCCACCATCAAGAGTGCGTTCAGCGGTCATGTGCTAAATCATCGAATCTATCTGACGAACGCCGTTGCAAACGGTCAGGCTTCCGGCGGCGCATGGTGCGATTCCGAAGTTGACCTTATGTGCGAGCAGATGGTATACGGTAGCGGTATTTTTTCTCCGGTTTCTAGCGGTAGCAATGTCCCGGCTAACTACCGTGTAGAGAAATCCCAGTTGCCGTTATTCCAACACGATCCGAGCAGAATTTGTAACCGTGCGACATGGTGGTTGAGAGACGTTATTAACGCTTCCGGTTTCGCCGATGTCGACCTCCACGGTGGTGCGTACTACATCGGCGCTTCCGGTTCTTTTGGCGTCCGCCCTGCGTTTTCAATCATCGGCTAAGGGAGGGAGAAAATGAATGAAATTTTTGTCGCGATCATCACCGGCGGGCTCGCACTTGTCGGCGTGATCATCACCAACGTCGCCGGAAACCGCCGTGCAGAAGAAAAACTCCGGATCGCGCAGGCGATCACGGACGCGAAAATCGACGAGCTCACGCGGGAGGTGCGAAAACACAATAATTTTGCGGAAAAAATCCCCGTAATACAAGAGCAAATCAAGGTTGTAAACCACCGCCTTGCAGACCTGGAGGACATCGAAAGGAAGGATCACCCATGAAAAAAATAAAGTGGAAAAATTGGATCAAGGCCGCGGGCGTCCGCGCCGTGAAAACAATCGCGCAGACCGCCGTGGCAACAATCGGAACAAGTATTGCGCTCGGTGACGTAAATTGGGCAATGGTGGCATCCGCTTCCGCCCTTGCAGGTGTGTTGAGCGTGCTCACGAGCGTTGCGGGCCTGCCGGAAGTAACGGACGAACCTACGCACGATAAAATCAACTAAGAGAGGAGGGCGCAGAATGGGAAACGTGAAGGAAACGAAGGAAAACGAGCTGAACGAAGAAGCTTTAAAAGAGCTCTCGAACAACAAAGGAGATGAGGACTAAATGGCATACACAAACAGCGCACTTGTAAGTCACACTCGTATCTCGCCCAACAGAAACAGCCCCAGAAAGCACGCGATTGATACAATCACGATCCATTGCGTGGTTGGACAGGTGAGCGTGGAGACGCTCGGAAACATCTTTGCCGATCCTAATCGTGGTGCCTCCTCCAATTACGGCATCGGCTACGATGGGCGTGTAGGTATGTACGTGGAGGAGCGCGACCGCTCTTGGTGCAGCTCGTCTCCGGATAACGATCACCGCGCCGTAACGATTGAGGTGGCATCCGATATGTCGGAGCCTTACGCCGTGACGGGCAAAGCGTACGCGGCGCTTATCAACCTCGTCGCGGACATTTGCAAACGCAACGGCATCAAAAAGCTCGTATGGAGCACGGACAAAAACACCCGCGTGTACCATCGCAACGGCGCAAACATGACGGTACACCGCGATTTTGACAATAAATCTTGTCCGGGCACGTACCTCTATAATCATCACGCCGATATTGCCGCCAAGGTCAATGCAAAGCTTGGTGCGGCGAGCACACCGGCAAAGCCTACAAAGCCGAGTAAGCCAAAGCCTACCTGCACGGGCGATCTGACGTATTCCGCATACGCGGGGCGCCATTGGCTCCCGCAGGTAAAAAACTGCGAGGACTACGCGGGCAACTTTGGGCAGGCGGTGGAAGGGCTTAAAATCAATGCCAAAAACTGCGATATTTATTATCGCGTTCATCTCCGGGGCGGCGGTTGGCTCCCGGAGATCAAAAACAGCGGCGCAGGTGCAGACGGCTACGCGGGCATTTACGGCGAGCAGATCGACGGCGTACAGATACGCACGCCCGTCGGCTTTGTAGACTGCCGCGTACACATCAAGGACGGCGGCTGGCTTAGTTGGGTGCACTTTGGGAGCAAGTACAATTCCGGCGCAAACGGCTACGCGGGCATTTACGGCTCGGCCATTGATGCAATCCAGATGGAGTAAGATGTTAAAAAGCCGCTAAATTATCACATTGATTTGCGAACTGTTGGCTAAAATGGCAAAATAGGCATTTTTTAGCAGTTTGCAAGCAAAGCAAAAGGCGCAGGGCTGCCGGGGTTTCCGAGCGGGCTCTGCGCCTTTTTTGTTTTTTACAAAGCTATTTGCGGGATGCTTTAATGGTTTTTGTTGTTGTATTATACGGCTCGTAAGTTCGGACGGTCGCAACGCTGATATTTAGAGCCTGTGCAATGTCCGCATTCTTCATTCCTCGGTCGTACATGTCACGTATTTGTTGCGCAATCGGTGGAAGATTATCGTAAATATTGCGCGTGATTAAGCATCTACATACCACATAGGGCGTTACGCCGTAGTGCTTAGCCGTTCCCAAAAGGCTTTTTGTTGCTTGATATGTGGAGACCACGTCATCAATGGCGATTTTGTTCGTGGGATCGGTAGGATGCTCTAATCGGTATTTAGCTAAACATTCCGGGGAGCAAATGTCGAGCTGAAACACTACCGCATCTTCGGCCGAAAACTCTTTGCCGCATACGGAGCAAAATCTAATGCTACTGGCTTGCGCACGGTCGGCTTTAATGGCTTCTCGGTCAAGGTACTCTTTGTTCCACTCGCGGGAGATGAGATTTCTTTTTTTTTGCGCCATTGAAGGCGCACACTCTGGGCAGTATCTTTGCAGTCCGCTATTAACAATGTAGTCCTTGCCACAGTTTTCGCATTGATCTATACTGCCGAGTTTGCGCCGCGGAGGATGTTGATTCCGCTTACGGCGGGAAACTCTTTCGCGTTCGGCTCTACACGTCGGACAATACCATGCACGGGGGCCGCCTTTAAATGTGGTTCCGCACGTGCGGCATGTACGATCTTTAAGCTTAACAGCAAAATTAGCTTTTGATTTTGCTGCGCACGCTTCACACAAAAATTGATCTTCATAGCGGCGTTCAAACGGCGCGCCGCATTTAACGCACTTTCTTGTCGGCATCTTCGTTCCTCTTTTTCTCAAATCTCAAAATCTTCGCCGTACTTCTCGTAATGCTTATCGCAATAAGCATTATAAAATTCCTGCTCATCTTCAATGCCCTGCGCGTGAAGTTCTTCACGGATTTCGTCGTCCATCATCATAACCGCTGCTTCAAAATCGATCGTGTTGCCGTTGTAGTCTTTAATTCTTTTCATTTTGGTTTCCTCCGTTTGGATTGTTTTTATTTTGTTTGTCTTTCCTTTTGACATCTATATTATACATCTACAGCTATATAAAGTCAAGTACTTTTTCAAAAATTTTTTAAAAAATCTTGATTTTTTTCGCAAGACAAGCTATACTATTAAGCGTTCGGATTTCCTCCGAACATGTCGCCCTGGAAACGGGGCGTAGGATTGAAATGAAATTGTTTTTGCCGTCCTTTTGACAATTTCGGCACAAACAGGCAAAACCCCGGTAGCTGATTAGCATACCGGGGTTTTTGCTTTTACTCGTCGATTTCTCGCAAATCCTCCGCCCGAATCGATAGGGCAGAGGACAATTTGCAGACCGTATCAAATTGAGCTTTGTTGATGTTGCGAGCTTTGCACTCATATTGCTGTATCATTCGGACGTTTACGCCGGACTTGCTCGCTAATTGGGACTGAGACAATCTGGCGGCTAAACGTAATCGCTGTAAGTTTGTCATTTTTTAGCTCCTTTACTCGGTGGATCGTAGGCAACCGGCATAGCGTCAAATGCTTCAACCGGCAAATCTGCGGCGCTATCAAAGCTATCTATAAGCTCTTCGGCAATACATCAAAATTAAACTCTCATAAGGTTTTCCCAGCTGTTGTCCGAGAAAGCTTCGAGGCGCCAATTTTCAGCGCGCTCTAAACTATAGTAACCGTCACCGTTTTCGTCGATACGGTCTTTAATTCTGTACGTGTACTTTGCGGTGCGATACTCGGTAGAGCCGGTTTCGATCATTTTCTTTGCGATAGTTTCAATTCTTTTCATTTTTGTTTCCTCCGTTGGATTGAATTTATTTTGTGTCCTTGTCCTTTTGACACTTATATTATACATCTACAGCTATATAAAGTCAAGTACTTTTTCAAAATTTTTTTAAAAAATCTTGATTTAGAAGACAAGGACGCAAAAATCAGCGTGTTGCATATCGTGTTGCATTTTGATAAAAAACGGCTTAATTACATCAAAAATAGTTTCAAAACGTAAAAATATTTTTTAGAAAAAATAAAGAAAAACCCGCATGAAATCTAAGTTTTTTAGACTTCATGCGGGTTTTGAGTTTGGTGCAGGTAACAGGACTTGAACCCGTAATATATAAGCGCAAAACCCGCATAAACTCTATATGTTTTGAAACATGTGTTGCTTTTTGTGTTGCATTTTGCTTTTATCCGTAAGATTTTGTAAATCGGTCAACGATTTTTGCATTAAAGTCCTTTTGCTCATCGGATAAAACGTGCTCGTAGATTTTGTCGAGGACATCACGGTTTTCCCAGCCGCCGCGCTGCATGATATAGAGGTCCGGCACGCCCATAGCGTGCAGGACGGAAGCGGAATGGTGTCGCAGATCATGAAAGCGGTAAGGTTTACCCAACACGCGCATGGAGAGCGTACGGAATAGGTTTGATATTGTAATAGGCGAGTACGGGCATACGCGCTCATTATCTATGCTGCGCAGCTCATCAATGATAAATTTCGGCAGCTCCACAAATCGAGTCCCGGCGGTTGTTTTGGTAGACTTGATAACATACTCGTGATTATCGTCACAGACCATAGCCTTGTTAACCATGACGCCGTTATCATGCACGTCGCTTTGCGTCAGGGCGCATATTTCGGAGCGGCGCAAGGTGCCTACAGCAGCCAATAAAATAGCCTGGTGCATATTAGTGCCCTCGGCCGCTTCCAACAATTCCTTTACTTCCGCTTCGGTGGGGATGGTGATCCTTGCCTTTTGCTTCTGGGGCAATCCCGTGGAGAGCTGGAAAGAGGGATAATATACGCCCAGCACGGCAGATAAAAGCCCATGGGCATTGCGCACGGTCTTCGGCGCATGATTTGCCGCAAACTGGTTTATGGAGCGCTGCACAGCCTCCTGCGTAATGTCGCGCAGCTTCAGCGGCATAATGTCTTGTAGGTCGTTCCGGGCACTTCGGCGGTACTCGCGTATCGTAGAGGGCGAGAGCACGTTGGTTTTACTGTCGATATAGCGCGTGTATGCCTCTTTCAAAGTCATGTCTCCGGCGGATGCGGTGCGCTGCTTGCCGTCCAATTTGTATTCCGCCGCCATGTATTCGGCTTCTTTTTTTGTTGTGGCGGTAAATGATTTGTAAATCCGCTTTCCGGTGGCGGGGTCCGTATAATCGTATAGATTCACACGCCAGTTACCGGAGGGCAGCTTTTTAGCTTTTGCCATTGTAAAAACCTCCTATTATTGAAAACCCCGTAGATACGTTTTTGTATCCACGGGATTTTGTTATTTGAGCAAACCGCCGGAAGCGGAGCGAGCCTGTATCCAGCCGCGATCTAAGTCTGCGATGTCGTAGCCAAAAAGGATGCAAACGAAAAGCACAAGAATGATGCAGATAACCAAGCAAATCCGAACGAGCCGCCGATCCTCATTGTGCTGTCGCATAAATTGCGCCTCTTGCTGCGCGAGCCGCACAATTTTATCTTCGCGCTCGAATTCGATGCTTTTTTTGAGGTATCTGATCCGCTCGTTTTCGGAATCTTCGTCCGGCAGCGGCGGCGAAACAATATCATACTTGACGGCAGCAAGGATAGACTTAAGCACAACAATGCTCGGGTCGGCCTGCCGCTTAAAAATGCGAATGATTGTACTTTGAGAGACATTACAAGCGTCCGCAACGTTTTGATAAGATAAGTTGAGCGAGACGCGTCGAGCTTCCAGTTTAGGCACAAGCGCGTCTAAATTGATTGTCGAAAAATCCATAAGAAGCACCTAATTTGTAATTTAAGTCATATATAAAGTACTGTTATGTAAAATTGAATATTTACACCACCGTTTGAGAGGCCTATTATTTAATCAAACGAAAGGCTTATCTGTAGGTGATAAGCGTGTTAAATCCCGTCCGGTTTCCCGTCATCCCCTGATTGGGAATCGAATTAAATTTTATGTCCAAGATTTCGTAGCCTTCCCTTTGCATGCAGTTTAAAACATAGTCAATTTCCGTTGTGTATTTTTCATCGCACTTAAAGACCTGATTAGCAAGCTGCGAAAAACTGTTTATCAGCACGACGTGAACCGCACCATCTTTTTGAGCTAGATATGGGCGCGTATTTGCATAGACATTTTGTGCGGTGTTTTTTTGGTATCCTGAGAACAAAGCCATAATATTTTACCTCATTTCGTATATTTACCTCATAATTTAACTGTATCATATCACTAAAAACGCACGTAGTCAACAAATAAATCAAAAATTTTTTTATAAAAAGAACGGAGTTGAACAAATGAAGACGGTAGAAACAAGGGTAGAAATCATGAACGAAAACGAGCGCCGCGAAAACCTAATCACCGAGATCGTAAAGTTATTGCGCAAACTGCCCGTGGCGGTGGTGCGGGAGATTTACGCCGTCACCCTCGAGCACAAAAAGAACAATGCCGAACATAAAGCGGAATAATGCCAAAGCAAAAGAATAATGTTAAAGCCGGGAGCTGCTGAAAGTGCGACTCCCGGCTTTTTTACTTTTCGGCCTCTTCGGCCTCCTCTGTAAGGTTTTTGCACAGCTGCTTGACAAAGGCCAAAAACGCCGGAAAAGCTTCGTCCGGCATACGGGCAATGGCACGGATCAACTGGCTTTTTGCATCATCATTATATTGCAGCCTCGCAAATATTTCCGCAAGCTCTTCTTCGCGCGTTTTTGCGGCAAACATCTCGCCGTCGCCGGTGCGCAGCCAAATCTCGTTTACACCCCATGTGCGGCATATATCTAAAATCGTGCGATCACTGGGCAACCTCGCGCCGGAACACAGCTGCGATATAAATGCTGGCGAAACATTTAGTTTATCGGCAGCAGACGATTGGCTACACTGAGTAGCATGTAAAATTGCCGAAAGTCTATCCTTAAACTCCTGCATTGTCATCACCTCCTAACACTATATATTTTAACATAGGCTGGTAGAAAAGTCAATGAAAAAAGTTAGCTAAGTTAAAAAATAGGCCTTGACAAAGTAACGACGCTAATGTATAATGTAACTAAGCTAAAAGATAAGTTAACAAACGAGGTGATAAAATGAGCGAAAAAGCAAAAGCTTTAGTGGCCGAAACCGTAGACCAGCTTAACAAGCTGCCGGACAGCAAAAAAGGCAAGGCAAAACAGATGATGGAGGCCTTCGCCGCGGGCATCGCGATCGGCGCGGAGCTGGCGGAGAAAAAAGAAAGCGGGGAGAAAGCGGAATGAGAATGGAAGACCGGGCACGAAAAGAAGCATTAAAAGTGGTACTGCCGTACATTTTAATGCTTCTCGCCCCGATTTTAGGCACGCTAATCGCGGTTTTGATGTTGTGCTTTTTTAGCTAAGCTTAAAGGCCGCCCCCCCAGCTTTACCACATGCCGCCCACCAACTGATCCTCAATTAAAAGCCATGAATATACACTCCTTTCGTCTGAACAAACATAGATACTGCATGATTTTTGCTTTGGGCGGCAGGTGGTAGGGCTGGGGACAAAAACACAAATAAAGAAAGAGGTGGTAAACAATGCCAAGATTAAAACCATCGCCCGCGGAACAGCGGCGGCAGACGTTTCGATCGATTATGCGCTACAACGCGGACCGAATGGGCCTGACGACCGACGAAAAGACCGCGAAATACTTGGGTATATCCCCGCAGCTTTACAGCTACCGTATGCGCCACCTTTCGGCGTGGTCTTACGAAGACTTGTGCAACATCTTTAAAAAACTGCGTTTCTCGCAAAGCGACATTGAGACGCTGTTTAAAAATTAGAGGAAAGGAGGCAACAACATGATCTTAGTTTTGTGCGGAAGTATCGCCGCCGGATGCGCGATCATCACGCTGGCCTACGGCGCGGAGAAAATCCTCGAAAGAGCCGTAAAGCCGCCGAGAAGAAAAAGAGCTGCCCGCCCCAGTGCGGAGATCATCGACATCGGCAAATACCGCAGCTGGCGCGACGCCGTGCGCGTGTATGAGACAGTATCGGATAGGAAGGAAAAGCAAGCATGAAAGCAAAAGGAAAGTGCCCCGGACTGCGGGAACAGTCACAGGGGCACAAAGACAAAATTACCGCTATTAGTTTAGCAAAAACGGGAGGAAAAGTCAATGGCAAAGTATAAGCAGATCATGCAGGTGAGCTTTTGCGGCAACATCGAACGCGACGCGTTTAATCTTGTTACCGTAAACGGCGGCGATGTGATGAATATGATCGGAAGATGCCTGCGAACGGAAGGCATTGAGCGCGGCAAAATCCGCATTACGGTGCTCGAGGAAATGCCAGAGGAGGCGGAAGCAAATGAAACTGTATGAGTATGCGGAGCAATACGAGGCTTTGAAGCAGATGGCGGAGGATGAAAGCATCCCTCCCGAAGCGCTCGAAGACACGCTTGAAAGCATCGACGATGAGTTTGAAACAAAAGTGGACAGCATCGCGTGCATCATCAAAGATGAGCTGGCAACGGCAGAGGCGATCAAAAAAGAGATCGACGCGCTGACCGTGCGGATGAAGCGCCATGAAGCAACAGCGGATCAGCTTAAATCCTACACCATGCAGCAGATGCAGGCGGTAGGCAAAAGCAAAATTGAAACGGCGCGCAACGTGGTCTCCGTAGCAAAAAAAGCCCCGGCGCTTGAAATCGAAAACGCCGATGACTTTATCGCATGGGCTACGCTCGACCATGAGGAGTTTATTCGCCAGAAAGCGCCGGAGATCAACAAAGTTGCCGTGCGCGACGCGCTAAAAGCGGGCGAGGAGCTCCCGGGGGCTAAATTGGTAGCCGGGTACAGACTGGCGGTGCGCTGATGGGTAACATGGATATTTACAACGCCGTGAGCGCTGTACCGGGCAGCGCACAAAAGCGGATCACCGGCGGGCGGCTCAACGGCATGACGGACATCAACCCCATGTGGCGCATACGAGAGCTGACAGAGCTTTTCGGGCCGTGCGGCATCGGATGGAAATACAAGATCGTGCGCGAGTGGCTTGAGACCGCCAGCACCGGCGAGGTGGGGGCGTTTGTGGACATCGAGCTACAATATAGGATCACGCCGGATGCGGACTGGTCGGAGCCTATTCCTGGCACGGGCGGCTCAAAGTTTGTAGCGGCGGAAAAGGGTAATAATCTGCGTGCATCCGATGAGTGCTACAAAATGGCGCTCACAGACGCGATCTCCGTAGCTTGCAAAGCTTTAGGCTTCGGCGCGGACATTTACTGGGAGGCAGGACGTACAAAGTATAACGCCGCCCCGCCGGAACAGGATGAAGAATACACCTGCGCGCAGTGCGGTAAGACGATCCGCGACGGCAAGAAAAAAGACGGCAGCACTTGGAAAGCGGGCGATATTGCGTTGTATGCGCAAAAACGGTATGACCGACAGCTTTGCTTTGAATGCTTAGGAAAAGAGATCAAAGCCGAAAAGGTGGCAGAGAAAGCTGGTGGCCTGAATGGTACAATTTGATTTTACAGCCGCCCACGTAAACGAAGACGGAGAGCTTTGTCTCAAAGTCATCAATACACCCGCCGCAAGACAGTTTGTGCTTGGTATGCGCGAGCGTATATATACGTGCGAGGTAAAAGAGTACCGGCAAAAGCGCAGTTTGGATGCAAATGCCTATTTTTGGGTGCTTTGCGATAAGCTTGCAGAGGCGACGAACCAGCCGAAAGAGCTGATCTACCGCGAAGCGGTGCGAAACATCGGCGGCAACTGCGATACGGTGTGCGTGATAAATTCCGCCGTGAACAAGCTGCGGCAGATGTGGCAGCATAACGGGATCGGTTGGGTAACGGATGTACTGCCCAGCAAAGTACGGGGCTGCACAAATGTGATTGTATACTACGGATCCAGTACATACGACAGAGCGCAGATGGCGCGTTTGATCGATAATATTGTACAGGACTGCCGGGCGGTAGGCGTGGAAACGCTACCGCCGGACAAGCTGGAAGCTCTGAAAGATGAGTGGGCAAGATGACTGGTGAGTGCTTTATTTGTGGTTGCTATGGTGTGGTCGAGCGGCACCATATATTCGGCGGTGCGCTGCGCAAGAAAAGCGAGCGCTACGGATTGGTCGTTACGCTGTGCCATAGTTGTCACAATGAGCCGCCCTACGGGGTACACCACAACGCCAAGGCGATGCAGAAGCTGCACGAATACGGGCAGCGCAAAGCCATGGCGGAAAACGGTTGGAATATCGATGATTTCCGCCGAGAGTTTTATAAAAACTACCTTTAAGGTTGTTCTTCCGTCCGCGAAAGCGGGTTGCTGATCCGTCTTAAAGGGTATGTTTCAAAATTTGAGAGGTGAGGGCAAATGCCAAACACAGATGTGGGTATCCCTTACTTTCCTTTGCAAACGAGCCTCGATGAAAAGTTTGAGTTGCTCGAAGCCGAGTTTGGCGTGCAGGGTTTTGCCGTTGTGATAAAGCTGTATCAAAGGATATACAGCCGCGGCTACTACTGCGATTGGACACCGGAGGTTGAGCTCCTGTTCTCCCGCGCGTGCGGGTTGGGTTGTTGCCCCGTCTCCGAGGTAATTAAATGTGCGACCCGCAGAGGTATTTTTAATGCTGATTTGTTGGACAAATACAACGTGCTTACCTCTAAAGGCATACAGATGAGATATTTTGAGGCAGTCCGCCGCCGCAAAACGGTGGAAGCCGTGAAAGAATATCTCTTGCTGCCGCACAACCTTTTACCGCCAAATGTCAACATTTCGAGCTTAAATGTCAACATTTCGGGCGTAAATGTTGACAGAAAACAACAAAGGAGAGTAAAGGAGAGTAAAGGAGAGGAGAGTAAAGTAAAGGAGTATGCGCAGAGCGCGGACAAGTCCGCCTCAGCGCCGGCATACCGCCTTATACTCCATGACGGCTCTTATTATCCGATAAGCAAAGAGGACATAAGCAAATGGGCTGCTCTATATCCAGCAGTAGATATAGAGCAAGAAATACGTAAGATGATCGGATGGAGCGAGGCAAACCCGCAAAACCGTAAGACAAAGCGCGGTGCATTGGCGTTTATCAACCGCTGGTTGGCGCGCGAACAGGACAAAGGAGGAGCAAGACGTGGAGAGCTTTCGCGAAATGATACCGGCGTCAATCCGTACGAAAAGTACGGCGGTACGCTCGTTTGATGACTACCGCCAGCGTCAAATCGATGTGCTTAATGCACTGCCGGGTGATCTGCCTGGCATGGACTGCCCGGAGTGCAAAAACAAAGGCGTGATCTACGCGCTCGAAGACGGCTACGAGGTAGCAAAAGAGTGCAGCTGTATGGCGGTGCGCAGATCGTGGCAGCGGATAGAGAAAAGCGGTCTCAAAGATATTATGAACCGATACACTTTTAAATCTTATGAAATCCGCGAACCGTGGCAGGAACAGATTATGCGCAGCGCGTGCGATTATTGCCGGAGCCCCGAAGGATGGTTTTTTGTCGGCGGGCAGGTTGGCGCGGGAAAAACGCATATTTGCACCGCCATTGTAGGCAAGCTGCTCCAAAACGGCAAATCGGCAATCTATGCGCCGTGGAAGCGGATTGCGGCGGAACTAAAAGCCTGCCTCAATGAGCCCGAATATACTGCACGTATGGATGAGCTGATGAAAACAGACTGCCTTTACCTCGATGATTTTTTGCGCACAGGCGCGGGCGACAATGGCAAAAAGTCACTGCCGACGCAGGGAGACTTAAACCTTGCATATGAGATCATCAACAACCGATACAACGGGCGCAAGCTGACCGTAATTTCGTCTGAACTGACAACGGCGGAGATTTTACAGCTCGATGATGCGATCGGATCGCGCATTGCCGAGCGGGCCCGGGCGCATACAAACAACATTAAGCGGGATATATCCCGTAATTACAGATTAGGAGGATTTTAAAATGAGTGCAAGCAATGGCGTACATATTATGGGGCGTATCACAAGAGACTTGGAGCTGCGGCATACGCAAAGCGGCACCGCTGTGTGCCAGTTTTGCGTGGCGGTAACACGCAGCTTTAAGGACGCTAACGGCGAATACCAGTCGGATTTTATTGATTGTGTGGCGTGGCGCAACTCAGCGGAGTTTATCACAAAATATTTTAGCAAAGGTGCGATGATCGCGCTTGACGGCGAGCTCCAGACACGCAACTATACGGACAAGGACGGCAACAAGCGGAAGGCGACGGAGTTGCTTGTGAGCGGCGCCGCTTTCACAGGCGAAAAGCGCGAGGCTGCTGCAAAACCGGCACCAACGGAAGATGATTACAGCGCTATTTATGACGATGATTTACCATTCTGAGGAGGGCGCATGAAAATCAAATTTATTATACCGGGAGAGCCGCAGGGCAAAGCCCGGCCGCGTGTAGTGCGGATGAAATCCGGGCGCAGCATGAGCTACACGCCGGATAAAACCGTGGCGTATGAGGAGCTTGTGCGGAAACGCTTTTTAGCGGAGGCACAGGGTAGGCGCTTTGCCGACGATGCACCGATAGATATAATCATCACAGCGTTTTTGAGTATCCCGAAGAGCGCCAGCAAGCAAAAGCAAATGCTGATGACGAGCGGCGCACTTTTTCCGCAGAAAAAGCCGGACTTGGACAATATCATGAAGATTGTGTGCGACGCCTTAAACGGTTTTGCTTACAGAGATGACGCACAGATCGTGAATGCGAAGATCTGTAAGCGATGGTCGTCGGATGTACCAAGTGTCTGGGTGACGATAGAGGGAGAGGAGCGTAAAAGCGATGGACATGCGCAAATTTAGCGCAACAGGCATTAAAGAGCCGTACTACATAATGCTTTCGGGGACAAATCGGCGGGCGAGCTGCCGAGGCTGCATATACCGGCGCGGGATAGGTTCTCGCGGAGACCGATACAGTGTGTGCTGCTATTGCTATGATACGGGACTCCCACGCGGATGCCCGCCCGAAAAGTGCGACAAGAAACGGAGGAAAGGTGGCGCGAGATGAAAGCTTTACAGCGATACCAAATGAGCAAAACGGAAAAAGCGGCGTTGAAAGCGGAAATAGCGAGGCAGGTGCACGATCTTGATGAAAAGTTTTCGGCCGAAATCTGTGCTATGCTGCTTTGGGCGTTGCACGAGGAATTCGGGTTCGGCGCCGACCGCCTCCGCCGCGTGTGGGACTGCGTGGCGGTGCATCGGGCGGAATTGATCAAACATTACGATATGCAGGATGACGCCGAATTTATTTTGCTTTACAAGCTGCGCCAGATTGGCGTGGACGTGGAAAAGTGGACGGCGGAACCGCAAACGCAAAAGGTGGTGCTGAAAGAATGATGCAGCGTCTGGGCCCGTGCCCGCAGAACTGCCCGAACAGATACGCAAACGAAAACGAGACTTGTCACAGCACGTGCCAAAGGTACATGAGATACAAGCTCACAAAATTGCTTGAGAGCAAGCAGCGTGCGAAAGCAATAGACGAGGTAGGTTTCCACCGCGACGTGCGGAAGGCCGTCGAGAAAAAACACGAAAGGAAGGCAAAATCAAAATAAATGGCGAAAGCAAATCAATGCGATATATGCAAAAATTTTTATGTAATTAAGTGGAATAGCGTTGAGATCGAAATAAAAAGATCTGCTTGCGTGCGAGACTATTATGATGTGTGCCCGGAGTGCGCAAAAAAAATTGAAGCCTTTATCAAAGGCAAAACGGAGGAATTAAAGTGACAACGGAAGCATTCGGCGCGATCGGATATATGATGGCGATGATGAAAATGACAAATTATAGACTCAAGTCTGCGGATGTAATCTTGCTCAAAAATAGTTGTGAGCGGCTCCACAATTTGCTGATTCAAAAAGCGGATAAACCCGGAGATGTGGATACAGGCGAATTGGATGATATTACAAACAATATTGTGGCCGGGGCGATGATTCTTTATTTTGGCGGGGGTATCGATACGATACTATCGATGAAAAAAACGCGAAAGAAAGATCAGATATGACAACAGATGAACTCATCGAAAGGTGGATGAAGCTATGAACCGAAATGATTTACAAGCTATGCTACACTACACCAATGAGGTAGCAAAAATAATTTATGTTAGCGAAGAATGTAGGCATGGTGACTGTGACAAATGCGGATATTACGGGATATGTCAGATGAACGAATTATTACACTCTCTGATAGAGCATGAAGCAAATAAATACGACGTAAAAGGAGAATTAAAAGGTGATAACGATTAGCACAAGAGATTACAACCCGGAGGAGGAATTAAAGTGACAACAGATGAACTCATCAAGGCGCTTGAGCGCATGAAATCGGAGACCGGCTCGCTGGCAGACTCCTTGTGCTGCCTCGGTTGCGGGCATGAGCATAATTGCGGCGTGCATGGGTGCGCGGTGATTCGGGAGGCGATAAAAACCGCGAAGCTGTATCAAGCCGCGTATAAAGTGCTCGAGCGGCAGCGGGACTGTGACACATGCCTTTACAACAAGCCGTGCGGAATGGATGATTTGCGCTGCACGGTCTGCACGAGAGGGCAAAAATGGAGATGGGACAGAGGAGGCATAGAATAGTGACTAAAATCATCTTGGTCGTGCTCGTAATCGCGGCGACGCTCACGGAGTGCATCGTGATGCGCAAGTCGCGGGAGTACGACGCAGCGGACAATATTGCCGGGCTTGAGCGATGTGTAAAAGCCATGGTGGTGCTTGGCTTTGTGGGAATCGCCGCAGCGGTGGCGTTTGTGGCGATGTGATAAAGATAAAGGAGATAGCGATGACAAAAGAACTTTTGGAGCAATACCCTGACATCTGCGCGGAGATTGAGGAACTTGAGCGCGAGAATAAAACGGTGATAAGCGATATAGTGCGCGGATCATCGGATGAGTTTCCGTTTACCGATCATCCGATCACCGTGCGCGGGCTTGGGCCGCAGAGATATGCCGAGCACATTGCAAAGCTCAAAGCGCAAAAGCAAGAGATAGAGCAATTTGTATTCGGCATCAAAAGCGCATGGTTGCGGCGCGTCGTGATGCTTCGTGCGTTCCATGGCTATTCGTGGGACCGGGTCGCGGCGCAGATGAGCAAAAGCGGTAAAGTTCCGGCGATCAACACACTCAAAAGCCAGTATTATGGTTTATTCAAAAATGAGTGCCCGGGCGAAAAATAATTTTGGGTTTTCGGCGTTTTTGTACCAAATGGTGCGATTTAAACTATATACTGGATAATAGAGATATTAGGTAAAGCGCCGGGGATTAGGTTCCTCGGCGCTTTTGCTACGCTGGAGGCGCCGATGGAAAAACAGACAGCTTTAGAGAGCAACGCAGAGTACGAGGCGTTTGTGGACAAATTTAAGCCTAAGTTAACGACGGATGACTGCTACACGCCGCCGGAGGTATACGAGGTGGTAAAAAATTGGGCGTGTGCAAAATACGGGATTGATCCTGCAAAAATCGTTCGCCCTTTTTATCCGGGCGGAGATTATAAGAGTTTTGATTATTCCAACGGTGCAGTAGTTGTTGACAATCCGCCTTTTTCAAAGCTCGTTCCGATCTGCGAATTTTATTTAAACGAGGGCGTGCCGTTCTTTCTATTCGCGCCGGAGCTGACGTTGTTTTCCGGGCGAAATATATTTACGCAAATAAATCACATAGTTTCCGGATGCACGGTAAAATACGAAAACGGTGCACTTGTAAAAACGGCATTTGTAACAAGCTTTGATGCACATATCGCCGCGATGACTGCGCCGGACTTAGGGCGGGCAATAGTGGCGGCACAAGAGGAGCCGAGCAAAAGCCTGCCACGATACGACTACCCAGATAACATACTGACGGGGACAATGATGCAAAAGATGGCACGCAACGGCATTAGTTTGGAGATATACCAAAAGGAGTGCGTACAGGTTAGACGCTTAGATGCACAGCTTGCCGTTAAAAAAACCATATACGGCGCAGGGCTTTTGCTTTCCGCCGAAGCCGCTGAGAAAGCGGCAGCGCAGAAAGAAGTCGCTGAGAAAGCAAAGAAAGCAAAGAAAGCAAAGAAAGCAATAAAGTGGAGCTTTTCGGAGCGAGAACTAAAGCTAATCGAGGAGCTCGGGAGGAAAGCAAAGAGATGAGTAAAAAAGCATATCGCCCGTGTCCACGCCCAAGCGGTTGCGTTTGGGATACATACGAGAGGACGGGCGAGCATTTGTGTATGCTTATGGTTTGCCCGTATGCGCTCTGCGCCGCGCGGCTGAGTATCGCGCGGTTGACGGAGTGGCGGGAGGCCGAGAAGAATGAGCGCAGCGACTCGGATGTAGGATCATGAGCTTCGATTACAACGCGCCGAGATGGCGGAGAAAGCGAGAGACTATACTGAGGCGGGATGACTATCGGTGCCAGCATTGCCTACGGTATGGGCGGCGCCGTCAAGCGACGACCGTGCACCACATCAAGCATGTGGATGAATATCCGGAGCTTGCGTATAACGCAAACAATCTCATCAGCCTGTGTGAGGCGTGCCATAACAAAATGCATCCGGAAAAAGCGAAGAACGCGGGGAGGTATGGAATATGAGAGACCACAGAGATCCCCGCCCTCATCCGACGCGCCTTCCGGGGCTAGTAGGGACCGGCGGGGG